ATATTCTTTTTACTATCCTCCCTGTGTATTTGCCCTTATCATCTTTATCTATTTTATATTTTTTATGCCATTCATACCTATCATAATTTCCAACACTAATTACTTTAGTATTTATATCAACATAAACTATTTCAATTATGATTCCAGGAATTTTATTATTGGTTCTACAAATTTTAGTTCCATCAGATCTTTTGCTATAAGTTTTTACATCAAGATATCTAACATTGTTATCTTCATCTAATGCAATAAAATCAATTGGACCAATACCATGTAATGCTGGAAATACTCTATACTTATTTTTTATAAAATATTCATGGGCAAGTAATTCTGCTTGTAATCCTTTTCTATGTCTGTCTATCATATTACCTTTCCGTTAATCTTCAAACCTACTTATATATTTATCTATTACACAAGATGGATCTCCATGCCACCCTGTAATTTTATTCTTACTAATGTTTAATACTCTCATATTATTTGTAGGATCATTAGATGTTCGATTACCAATACCAATAATTAAATCTGCTTCAGCTGCCTTACCTGTTTTAGAGTTCTCCATCATATCAAATGATATATGATCTTTATTTTGTGCTTCTGCTGATGCCTGTGATATAGCAATGACTACACATTCTCTTCTCTTTGCTATCTCTCTTGCACTTGTATAGATTGCTCGTAGCTTTTCATCTGTACGTGCATATGTACCTTTCATATTTACTTTATCTAATTGGTCTATAACAATAATATCTGGTTTATATTTCTCACAATGGCTATCAATATCATCCATAGACCAGTCAACTGTGTCAATCATTTTAATATTATCTTTTATTTTAATCCATTCATCGTGTGCCTTATCAATATCCTCTACAATTTGTTCTTTGTTAAGTCCTGTAAAACAACTGATGGCTCTCATCTGTGTACGAACTGCAGGTTCCTCATTGATAAACGCATGTACCTTTGCACCTTGTTCAGCAAATCCATATGGTGCTGATACAAGACTCACCCAGAATGCTGTCTTACCTGTCTCTGGTCTAGCAAATGCAATCATTAAATTTCCTGGACCAATTCCACCTATGTTATTTTTAAGTACAGATAAATTAAATTGCCATTTACTTACAACATTTAACTCATCAAGCAGTTTAGTTATATCATTTGTTACTGCTTCTAGTTTTTCTGCAGGTAATCCTGTCTTATGTTTTTCAATAAGACTTGTAATCATATTAAAATCTGCAGGTTTACCATTAAATATTTCAGTAGCTTCTATTGCTATTTTCTGTGCAACATCTCTTTCAATTAAAATTTTTATAATATCATCTGCTATTTCTTTTGATGGCTCTTGTGTTTCTTTTATATCTTCAAGTAATTCACTGAACTGTTCCTTCGCTGCTCGTGTAAGTGCAGGATTAAATACAGTAGTATGAAGTGAATATAACTCATCAATACTTATATCAGCATCATACTTCTCATGTGCTTTTTGTATTGTATCATACAAAGAACCAAAGCTACCTTGAAATACATTACGAGATACTTGACCTTTATACTCTGTATAAAAAGTTTTACCTAACATTAGTTTAATTATTTGTTTATCTATCATTAAACATATCCTCTATTTCTGGTGTTCCATAATATTTTAAATCATCTTCTAATGTTTTAACATGAACATTCTTAACACCATAAGATTTAAGTTCATTAGCAATAGCAAATGATTTAGTTGTTGCATCTCTGTCTAACCCTATATACAATTTTTCGTACTGTGTCAAGTGTTTCTTATGAGATTCTTTTAATGATGTACCCATTAGAGCTATGCCTGTTAATACATTAGATACTGCACAAGCTGACGCACAATCTTCTACGAGTATAGCTTCCTTATGTTCTATTAAACCACAAGTAAATGGTACATCTTTATTACCATACATATACCATTTAGGATATACTTTAGAATTTAATCCTCTACCTACTGCACCTACAATCTCATCTGTCTCTGGGTCTTTAACACAGAAGACTACTCTGTTCTGTGCTATATCAAATTTTATTGTGGCTCTACCCCAACTCCATGCTTCCCAACAATTGTTTTTATGTAGGTACTTCATTGCTTTCTCATCTGAATATACAGATGTAAAACTATCTGGCATTTCAAATTTTAAATTTTGTATTTTTTCTTTCTGTTTAAATGTATCTGTTACATAGTTCATATTTTTTTCTCCTTGATATTTACCTTTGGCATTACATGATGCATGAAAACAATACCAACTAAGATTGTTGGCTGATGTGTCTACTGATAAAGTATTTTTACCAGAACAAAAAGGACAATCCATTCTAACAGATGTATCTGGTGGAATGAATAGCCCTTCTATTACTGCTAATTGTTGTTTATAATTCAGTAGATATTTCCTCGTATGTTATTGTGTATTTATCTTTTACAAAAAAGTCATCGGCTTCTATCTTCATTAGCCCTTCATTTAAATATTCAGCAACTGCATTCTCAATCATCTCTAGTGTTGGCTCGTATGGAAATGGTATTAATGCTTTTGCATCTATGCCCATACCAAAGACTCTTACTTTAAATTTTTTCATCATCATTCTCCCTATCACATTTATCTTTATTTGTCAAGTCTTTTCTTTCTTTGGTTTGCTTAACAGATTCCTTATATGATTCATCTAATTCTTTTTGTTCTTTCTTTGCTTCTTTAAGAAAATCTTTTTTCATTTTTTTATAATAATTAGGGTGTTTCCATTCAAACATTACTTATCCTTGTTAGTGATTATATGTTTAAGTATACTTGTTGTTGGGTCTATGTTTAAATCTTTACAGGATACAAGGCACAAAAATACTATGAGTAGTAGTTTAATTTTCATAATGTTTTTAATCTCTATGACCATATGGTTCTGGATCTTCTCTTTGATATCTACATCCATTTGGATCTATGTCACAATTAGGATAAGAAAAGCACGCTATATGCAAGTCTACTCTTACTGCATCAAATATCTCCTCATGAAAGTTATCAAAAACATTTTTAAGTTTTTCTTTATTCATATCATTCTTTGACTGGTGTTCTAAAACATTATATAAATTATAGATTAATTCTAATGCTACTGATTCAGGGGTTGCCTCACTATATTTAAGGTAGTGGCAGTGATCTTCTTCACAACATATATCATCTTCATTAAAACTTTCTGCTACCTCATTTAAATTTTCGGACTCAACCTCACAATACTTTAGTATCTTACCTATTTTTTTTATCTTTTCATATTCAAAAGTTGGTAGTAATACTTTTACTTTTTCTCTCATGGTTATTTTTTTTTTCATGGCTATTTCTCCTCTCCATCTATCTCGTATACTGTAGTAAAAGTATTACCTTGTAGTCTACCTATATGAACTGGATCACAATTTAAAAAATCTTGTATAACTTCTATAGCTAACTCAAGCTCTTTGTTATAGTAATCTTTATTCTTATAGAAATTTAAAGTTAAAAACTTTTTTATTTTTCTTTTAGATACTCTGGTCATTTTCTTTCTCCTTATTTTTTTCTTTACAGTACTCAGTTAAAAATTCATCAACACTTGAAGCTGTATCATCATTTATCTCTGTAATAGTTTCATCATACCAAGTGCCATCTGACCTTTCCATTGTTGCAATTATTGCCCAACTTGTACATTTATCTGCCATATTATTTCTCCTTTAATGTTTAACTCCATTATAATCATAATAGATATACATATTATATTCTGGTTCTAATTTATTTTTAAAAAAAGATTGAATATCTTTATTCAATTTTATTTCATTTTCTATATTTGATTGGTCTAAAATATCATAGGTGTCATCTTCCCATTCTATTAACATAGACCATTTTTTAACTCTAACCATTATAATTAATGCTCCTCGTAGCTTACTTGTTTAACTTTACGACTCCAACAGGCACGGCAACTATCACACTTATTATCTTGAGTTTGTGATGGACACTCATGACCTATTGCTTTCTTATCTTTATGCACACCAGATGTCCACTTCCAAAATTTAGGTGGTGGGCTATCTACTTTAGTAGTTGATACTCGTAAGCATAAATTTTTTGGTACATCTTTCTCTGTAATCTTATCAATAATCTGGTACTCTCTTGTAGCCAGCCAATACTTTATGTGTGGTGTAAGTTCACACACTTCAAATATTTTCATAAGATGTTCATAAGATTGTATATCACCAGAGTCAAACCAACGGTGAAAACGCCTTGATTTATCTAGGTTTTTATATTTCTGTGTAATAAGTTCTGACATATAATCTACCCACTCTGGTAATTCAATAGCTTGGTATCTCTTTTCATACATAGCCCTTACAACAGGAAATACATAACAACCTTTACCTGCATAGCATTTATTACAGATAGTGCCGTCAACTAATGCTAGCTTACTGCCTGTCACACAATACTCAATAGGTATACCCCATGCAAATGATGGCATCTTACTTGGATTAGATAGTGTGCCTATCTTTTTTTCTATTTCTTTTATTGTTTTCATATAACTATTACTCCTATAATAAAGCCAAGTATAAACCAGACAATCTCTGTCCGATAATACAATGACCATACATTTATTTTACTTATTGTTTTCTTCATATTCTGGATCATAATAACTTACCCAATATTTTTTGTCAGGTGTTTTACAATATGTAGCAAATATTTTTTTATTATTATATGTACCATGTATCCACACTTGACCATTACCTTCTTCGTAATCTATATTTTCCACATAGGTAATATACTCTTGTGCTTTATCACTACAAAATTCATAGGGTTGTAGCCTTGCAGGTATTTCTGCAAAGCCACCACCCATAAACATAAAAGTAATTATTACTTCCATGTATTAATTTCCACTACCCTCAGTGCCTTGTGTTTCATCGAGCCATTTATTCTGCTCAAGCAACCTAGCTTCATCTAAAGGTAATGTTGTTGTGTGTTTCTCCCAATCCTTTATGTTATCAAAATAATTAAAGATAGCATCTTTTATCTTACCCCTTAATTCTAGCAACTCTTGTGCTTTTTCTTGGGTAGGATTAGGATTGTTTTCTAACCAAGCTAAAATATTAATGGCACTCTTACGAACATACCCTTTATATTTAACTATCTTATTATCATTATCCATATGGTTTTTCCTATAGGTTATTTATTACTTGTATCATAATAAATTCTTTATGTCAACTGATGTGTGTTTATATCTTTAACTCCAGTTTTCTTATTGCAAATCTTACTTGCTCAAGTGTTATCTTCTTTGTATTGTATTGGTAAGTCAGCTGATCATGTAATTTTATTATATGATCTTGTTCTGTGCCTGCAAGATCACAAAAGAACTCACAATCTTTAGAACGAAACCAATTAGTTGCCTTTTCTTTTTCTCTTTGTTTGTGTACATCTTTCATGTGTCCACTATTAGCATTGAACATACCAAATGAATCTTCAAACATAATCTGTATCTTTGCCATACCTATTTTTTCTTCTGGTGTTTTATCTGTTTTTTCTGGTATAAATATTTTCATATATTTTCCTTTATTTTGTTAGCATTATAGCATAGGTGCGACACTATGTCCACTTGGTTTATCTCTTAAAATATGTTATAGTATCGTGTCATTGCAGGGGGGGTTAATACTATATACTAGCCCCCCAACATTTACTATTGTCTTACTTGATTGGCTACACCTTGATGGTAGTAGAACATAAAATCATTAGTCTTTAGAAAGTTTCTAACTTCAAAATCTCTATCCTCACTACTTCTTATAGAGTCCTTCTTAGAAGATTCAATCTTATAATCTTTACTATCTCTCTTACCTATCTTAACAGCACGTTCATTATGTGAACTGTAGTTTGTTAGTGCATTATACACATCATAGAGTGTTGATTTATTTGCATCAGTTTCTAATACATTATTAAGTAAATGGTACTTACCATCAGAATTATTAGAGAACTTTCTAAATAACTTCTCAACATCTTGTCTACCTAACTCAACACTTTGATACACTTCTACTTTATCTTTCATATCACTAAAGGTTGTGTTAAGATTTTTTAGTTTAGTAAATGAATCATCAAGATTAAACTTAAGTGTATGTCTTTTCATAGATGAATTAATATCTTCAAATGATTTCATACCATTTGCACATACTAATCTTAAAAACATTGACCTTAACTGATAGATAATTGATGCGTCATAGCTAGATATAACTTCAATACCAAACTTTAACTTATCATTTTCATTATGACTCATAGAGTAAGTACCAAAATCTCCAGTATCTCCAAACAGAATCCTAAGTTTCATGTAGTTTAAGTCTGGTGATACATTAAATTTAATAGATGTATCACTTATATCTATCTCATACTTATCTAATGCAGTAGATAGCCCAGATAATATCTTTGCATAGGGTATCAACTGGTAGTTAGCACCATGTAGATGTATTGCTTTGTTATTTTCTGTATCAAGCACAGCATAACTAGGTTTATTTAGCGTAAATGTACTCTCTACTGAGTCTAATTGACGCAGTTCGACGGGTGTAATACTCCGTTGGTACTGATCTTCGTACTGATCTTGTAGTTTTGCAACTAATGTACTCATATCTTCTCCTTATTATTGTTGGGTTAAAAAAAAGGCACTACTAAAATTAATTAGTAATGCCTTTAATATACTATACTATTGCTAGTATGTCAAGTGTTAAAAGGTAAGGGGATTTCTCCCCTATACCTGTTAGATTATTAAGAGGCTAAGCTAATATCATTTGCCATTTTGTAGGCAAGTACTTTCTCATCTCTTGTAGGTTTAGCTTTACCAATATTCATAATAGAATCGGCTGCGTCATCAATAGAGATAACCAAGTCCATACCCATTTTATCTGCGAGTATGCTAGAATCAATCTTCCATTGTATTTTGTCATGACTAGCAAACTTTTCTACTTGAGAGAACTTAGTCATAGATTTAATTATCTCTTTAAATCTACTTACTCTAGCTACAACAGTTTTTATCCATTGCCCATGAGTTTTGACTACTTCTTGTTTAGCACTAATCATCATTTCAAACTTAGCAAACTCTAAGTCTGAACATGGTATTGCTCTTGAACGACAGCCACCCGTACCAATGATGTGCAAAGCATAGTCATCTTTCCATGAACCATACTTATCGCCACCACCTTGACCACCTTGTAGCCAATGATGATTGTCATTTCTACATTGTGATAGATATGGATTGCTGTTTCTACTGTATCTTGTATCTGACTTTTCTGCCTGTAAGTCAGCCTCAATATTACAGTCTGGATTTAAACCTACTGCTTTCATATCTTCACGATACATAGCATATGCAAAGTTCTTACCATTGTTACTGCTACCACTACCATAACGACTACCATAATCTCCAGTAACACTCCCGTCTAATTCAAACGAAAAATGTTTGGACTTATCTACTTCGTCATTATAACTATCAAGCACCTTTGGTGCGTCAGTTACTTTAAAAAAGAAACAACTATCTCTGCCTACTGCATTGATAGTGTTATGCTTTTTTTGTAGTGATTGAAGTGTCGCAACATCTTCTAATGGGAATCTTCTTTCAACTACTTCTTTACAAGTAGCGAATGAGGATTGCATTGTAGACTTTGCGTCATCTCTTGATTGTTTGAACGCCTCTTTTTCTTCGGTGTCCAATGATTCACAATGCTTACGAAAGTCTATAACTAATGACTTACGCTTATCAGCATTGAGCCTTATCTCTTTTTGTTCCATGAGTACTCCTTGTTGGTTGGTTAAAAAAAAGACACCACCCAGATGTCTGAGTGATGTCTATATAATATACTATTGTTATTGTTGTGTCAACTAACCATATAACTCTTTTTGTTTTTCGTATTCTTCTTCAGTTAGTTCTGTAAGTTTAATAAAGGTATCTAAAATTTCTTTACTTTCTTTAGTACCATTATCTCCTATAACAAAATTACTAGCAGTTATAATTCTATCATAGATTCCTTGTTTTCTTATATCATGTAGTTTCATTTCTTCTCCTACTATTATTAACTAGCTATACCTAATTCTACTGCTAGTTCTCTTGCGTCTGCCTGACTTATTACATTCCAATTATGACCATTAGCTATATCTTCTGGACTTTGTGCTTGTTCTCTTGTGATAGGTTGGTCAACACCTTTAAGTATATTTCTTAAATGATATCTGTTTTGTTCATTTTCTCTGTAATCATATCTATATTCTACATACCAAGCATCATCTAATTTTAATACTTGCTTATCAATAAAACCTACTGCTTGTATGCAAGTATCTTTATTTTGATTCCACCAAGAATCACGGCAACCATTAGAACACCAATAGCCTATGTATGTATTAGCTTTATTAGATTGATAATACTTTGCACCTTTACTGCCACGAATTTGATTTTGATTTTTCTTTTCGGGACACTTTTTATTTTGACACCACTCACTACTCATTGATATCTCCTTTAGTCATTAGTAATTTAAGATGATTAAATTTTATCTTATCAAACATTACGATTGTAATGTCATCATTTACCTCTAACCTATTGATTTTATAGACTTTTTTGCCTACACTAAACCACTTCAATCTCTTAACAGATATGTTTCGTGGTGCTTTTTTGTCTAGGTCATGGGCTAGTATGTACTCGTCAGCATCAGTAGTTCTTTTCTTACCTTTACGCTTGTACATAGTGCCATCAGTTTGTTTCCATGTTGAACGATTTAATAAATCAAACTTGCCTACTCGGTACTCGCCATTTACTTTTGTAAAACCTGCACGAAACTTTTTAGCTTTGGTTGATGTCAATAAATCATACAGTAGATTAGAAACACTACCGACTTGTATGTTTGTTTGTATCATTGTACTCCTATTGGTTAATAAGAGTACATAATACTTTAATTGTTATGATGTGTCAAGCGACTGTTTTATTTATCTCCCATTTGGAAATAAAGTTGCTTCTAATTTAGGATCGTCAAGTGTACCATTAGATATTCTATCTCTCAATTCATCATCAGATATTATATCTATATTTTCTGGGGTCACATCTTCTGGTGGTGTAGTAAGTATACCAGATAAAGATAATTTATTTTTTTTCTTATCATTTTGTTTATCTTTAATTAAAGATTGCAGTTTATGTATTAGTTCATGCTGATACATTATACTATCAAGTTCTGAGATTAACTTTTTGTTATGAAAGTTACTCATTTTTTCTATACTACCTTTTATATTTATAGCACAACAATCTAATATAAACTTAATTTCTTGTTCATCAAAGTTTTCCATATTATTTTCCTTATATTGGTTATTAAAGGTACATAATACTACAATTAATTGCTGTTGTCAACTAGCTTTTGGATTTCTTCTTTGCGTTCATCTAATTTATGAAGTTCAGAATATAAGCTAGGGTTATTTAAATATTTAGTTTTAAGTTTAATCATAACTTCATCAAACTTTTTTAGTTTTAATTGTACTTGTCTTGCTAGTGTTATCATTTTTTATTTTCTTTCATCTTTAGTACACACCTTTATATGTTCCTCGCAATAAGAATAATTACTCCACCTATTTTTACCACAAAAATATTTAGGTCGTTCATTGATATCACCTAAAGGGTAGCGACATTGATGGTGTTGTAAATCTTCTATTGTTAATTGTTTTTCATTCATAATGATATGCACTCGTCAAGTGTGTATTTGTTTATTTTAAAAGACCTATCTCGTTCAATTCCTAATCCTAGCTGACCTTTAAATTCTAATAGTTCATCAAGATTAACATATCCTAATTCTTTTTCATGTAAGCAACATAATCCAAAGGCATTATTAGTTTCTTCATCAAGTTCTGATAAATACCAAGTGCCAATACCAGTAGGATTAAACAATTTCACAACAACTTTAAATTCTTTTTCACCATTTTGTTGTTTATAATTATCAACTAATTTTTCTTTGATTTCTTTTGTTAGTATTTTCATAAGTCCTTTCAGTTAATTAAATACATACTATAATAAAAAACCCCATGTGTCATGTGTCAAGATGACACACAGGGTAACTTTTAGAGGGAACTAAAACTTTTTAAGTTCTTAATATTTGATTAAATTGTTTCATCATATGTGCTGATATATTATCAAGCCCATTACTATCTTTATAAATTTCTTTAGCTTTATTTAACTTGATAGTATTTTGCTTGTCATTATTAATAGCCCTATTCTTTGATTGAACTTCGGCTATCTCTGGTTGTGTTTGGTCTACCATAGTTTTCTCCTTTGTTATTCTTATACTATATCAAGGATAGATTGTTGTGTCAAATAGTACAGATAAAAAAAAAGCCCTACCGATATTGCTACCGATAGGGCTTAGACCTTTTCACATATCATATAAATATGCCTACTGCAAAAACCACGCCTGCAAGTAGTACAATAGTTACTAGGGTAACTCGTTCTATTTTGTCCATAACTTTCCTTTCTTTATTATGAACAAACTTTAACAGGGCAATTAAACTGTGTCAAGTCTAATCGCCCATCTTTTTTTGAATATTTATTTTATAAACCTACTGAATGTGCTAGTAAATGTAGCAATAAGTAGCCTACTAATATTATTATTGTGTATGTTAAGATTGTTTTCATTTATTTATTTTTCTATTTTTCATAAATGATTTATGTAATTGCTCATTTCTAAATTTTTCTACCTCTATTCCTCTCAATTTTATTATTGAAACTATTAGAATAATAAAACCAATTACAATTAGAGATAGCCCACCATATAAAAGAATATTAACTGTCATAAATACTTTCATTAATTGCTTTTAATGTACTACTTACAACAGGTACTATTGATTTTATTTCTTTATTAGTTTTATTTTTAAATGTACTTTCACTTGTAGCAATAACTAAAAAACTACTCATGATTTTATTTAATGTGTTTAAACTTGAATTGATTTTTTTTAATTCAAATTCAATGCTTGTTTTATTTTTTGTACTCATTTTTTTTTAACTCCCATATTAAGTTTATTTATTATGTATAATAATTATATATAAAAGTTATATCTAATTAATATAACTATATATTATACTTAATAAACTTATATGTCAATAAGGGTATGCAAAAATTGCATAGCTAGAGCTATAATTGAGAATGATTATCAATCGCAATACAACTTATAGTATATATAAAAAAGTGTTGATTTTGCTATATAATTTAAAAAAGCTAATGTTTATGCGACTAATTTAAGGTAAATCAAATCATTTGAAATATGTTAAAAAAGCTAATGTTTATGCGACTAATTAAAAAAATATAGCAATTACTTAATATTTAGTTGACGCATATGTATAAATGACTATTATGTTTATTAATGATTTATTTAAAATTAATTAATAAAATTAATGGTAAATCGAATAAGGTTAATAACATGACTAAAAATAAACTAAATACATTATTTAATGACATTGGAAATAATGCAGTAAATAATGAAAATACAAGTTTAGATATAATTAAAGAATATTTAAACTTGCATAATGATAATAAATTAAAGGTAAATAATACTGGAATTTATTTATTATTAAAAACTAAAAATAACGCAGGAATAAAAGCAACTATTAAAGGTATAGAAAAACTTAATGAAATTACTGATTTAAGAAAAACAGTAGTTAATAAGTTAATTTTACCAATGGCTAATTTTTCTAATTTGGTTGAAAGTGAAAATGAAACTGAAACCAAAGTTGAAAAAAATAAAAAGAAAAAAGAAAAACAAGCCAATGTTGAAAGTGAATATGCAGTTAATAAATCTAATGAAAGTATTAAAAATAATACAATTAGAACAACTGCTAATAATATAACAATTCCATTACTATTTTTAATTTCTCAAGATAAAGGAAATTATGATTTTGATAATGGAAAATTATATATAAATATTAAAGCCATTGAAAAAACTGTTGTTCAATCAGTATTTGGTTTTAATAAAGATAATATAAAAAGTGATGGAAAATACTTTGTGGCAGTTAATTTAACTATGTTGATTAAATTATCTAAAGCAGATTTGTTTTCTGTTAAAATTACTGCAACAGAAAACATTAAAACAGAAAATGAAAATGTTGATGTTGCTACTACTGACGCAGTAGAGGGTGAATTTACTGAAAGTAAAAATAAACAAATCACTCAATCAGTAATTACATTTTTAAATTATCTTGATAAAAATAAATCTTTCAATTCACTATTGGAAATTGAAAACCATATTTTCACACTTGATAATTATGGACATAAAAAAAATGGTATTACTGAAAATGTGAGAGCCCAAACTAAAGGCAGTAAAAACTATGATCTTTATGGCTCTGTTGCTGTTGAATTTAATCACTCTAAAGATTTTAAGGTAAATTCAATAGATCAGTTAGA